GATCTGTAATGTTACGAAAAATCTGTTCATTACCTGCACCACATCTTCCTAGATTGACATAATCAATTCCCATCTTTTTTGCGAGTATGTCTGTGAAAGTATGTTCCCAGTGGGTCGGTGGAATAGTGTTAAACCCAGCAAGTTCGTCTCCCCAGACAAAACTGCATCCTGCGGTCAGTAACATTAGTTTTTCTCTTTATAGTCTTTGATCGCAGCCTTGATCGCATCTTCTGCGAGAACACTGCAGTGAATTTTTACGGGTGGAAGTGCGAGTTCTTTGGCGATCTCAGTGTTCTTGATTGCACCTGCCTCATCTAAACTTTTGCCTTTGACCCATTCGGTGAGTAGAGAACTGGACGCGATTGCAGAACCGCACCCATAAGTTTTAAACTTTGCGTCTTGAATGACACCATCATCAACAAAGATCTGTAGTTGCATAACGTCACCACACGCGGGTGCACCGACCATGCCAGTACCAACGTTGTCGTCTTCTTTGTCCATCTTCCCCACGTTGCGTGGGTTCTCGTAATGGTCTAGAACCTTGTCGGAATACATTACTGAAATAGTTCCTCATACAACTCATAAACTTCATTAGCCTCTGTGCGAGACTCTTCCATGTTTTGTTTATGATAGATAGTCGCAAGTTTACGGAAGTGCTTCTTATCAACACCGTACTTCTCGTTAGTGACATCTACGATATCTTTCATTAATTCTTTCTCAGCATCGATACGCAACATGCTGTCAGACATCTCTCTAATCGCGTCTGCGACTTTCTTTTTATCTTCTGGACCTATCATAATAATCTTACTCCACTTGTTGCTTCTGTCCATGCGGCGGAAAAATCATCATTAGTTAGTGTGCACAGAACATACTGTTGGAAACAAACCTTCTCAGGATTTTCCTTACTTGTCATACATACACCACGTGCAAAACCGATACCTTGATCGCCATGAATCAACATACGCGGGTCTTTGAGAGTAACTGTACCATTACTATTCATGCCGTCCAAATTACTTTCCAAACGACCTACATATTCTCCACTTACTGTGACAACCGTCACTACATCATTATTCTTCATTTTCAATCTCTTCAATTAACATATCACGCATTTGTTGTGCCTGCGCATCTTCAGGGTTATCTACACTACCATTATTCACAAACTTATATGCAAGTGTAATGCGTTGACACTCTGTGTATGCGGCGTGCCAACAGTGTAGGTCTTCTTCATGACCCGCACCGAAATAATAGTGACGACACTGCCATCCAGGCACATCTGGTATTTTTACAATCTCGTCGTTCTTCTTGTCATAGTACTCAAAGAAACCGTCTCCGGTCTCTGACCACGTAAACAAGACTTGGTACGCATTGGCATCAAAGTTAGTATGCCAACCCACAAAACCGCCTGGCGGATAGTAAGATAGTAGAGCGGACGTATGTGCGCCAAGTTCTGACGCAAAGTCATATTTGACCTTTTGCATAAATCCACCCCACATCTCTTTATCTTCACGCACCATCTTTGAAATCGGTTGTGCGAAGTATCTATCGGGCGGGCCAACCAGACCATCACGACCGCGAGACAAACAGTCTTCGAGGTACTCACGAGATGTGTAGTACGCCCCCAAGTCTACATCCTTGCGTTCGTGATAGGTCCAATACTTTTCGTCGTTGTACGACGGTTTAGACAGCATCTCAGATGAGAAACTGTTAAGAGTCTCTAACAACTCTTTATTACGAATTACTACTTCAGTCATTACTTTTATTGCTACGATGAATGATCATGGAGTATCTATCTCCAATCTGTTGTTTGAAAGAAACAGTATCTCCTTCTTTCAAGCTAAGTTGATCAAATAGTCTATTCGGTATTTCAAAAGCAAGATCGCCTTCTAATACTGTAGGTACTACATTACAATTAAAAATAGTATTATCTTTCTTCATTGATACGTTCATTTACTTTATGGAGATCTTCTGGAGTGCATACTCCGTTATTTATTAAGAATATAAGAGTAGACTCAATTCCGTTCTGTTTACCTAGCATTTGTCCCACTTTGTAAAAAGAATACAGAAGCGACATTGCAAGTGCGGTGTGTATCCATGGATCCATTATACTCTCCCTATAGAGTAAAGTCGGCGAAACGTTCTGTATTGATTCGCTGACCGGAGTTTGAGTTATCAAAGGCTGGTCCATTATCTACTTCTTTATTTAGGGGTGAGTCGTTTTGATCAACGTCAAATAATCTCATCTTAGCACGGTCAATACCCACGACAAATCTCTGGTATGTATTCAAATCATTATATCGATTCTTTAACTGTTTCACTAGGATCTGGTTGTTCGCTTTGAGTTCGTCGTTGGAGATAAGTGCGAACATGAAGTCTGCGGTTGCGGGTAGTCCAAAAGACTCGGACGTATCTTCCAACCCCACGTCATCATTAGTGAAACCAGAACGAGTCGTCTGCGTTGCAGACACGATCGGCACGTCGAATTCCACGGCAAGACCACGTAACTCTTCAGCAATAGACTTGATATACGAATACGAGTTAATAGCACCACCCATCCCCTTCATACGTGCACTCGCACAGATATTCAAATAATCAATGAAGATCATATCTGGCACGAATTGCTTTTTAAGTTTCAGTTCATTCAGTAACGCACGAAAGTGGTTAGCGTGTGCACTGCCCGTAGGGTATTCTTTGATGATCAGTTTACCAGTCGTTTTCTCTGCAATACTCTGAACACGATTAGAAAACATATCTTTACTCAGATGTTCTAACTGGTCGATAGGAACATTCAACAGATTTGCGTCTATACGCTCGGCGATGCGTTCTTCTGCCATCTCCATAGTAATATACAAAACATTTTTACCTTGCGACAGAGACGCACCAGCGCAGTGACACATGAACAACGACTTACCGACACCTGTACCTGCGAGTGCGATATTGAGAGTCTTGTTTGGTAGACCGCCCTTGGTAATACGATTAAAATAGTCTAAATCAAATCCAATACGTTCTTCATCTAGATGATAAAAGTCCCAACGAGAATCAATATTCTCTAGATAATCGTGACCAATGTTGGCGTCAAAAGAAACACCAAGTGCCTTGGACAATATATCTGGAATTGCGTTCTTAGTAAGTGTTTTATTCTTACCATCAAGAATACCAATCGACTCCATGACTGCGTTAAACACTGCACGATCTTGACACCACTTCTCAGTGCGATCAACTAACCATTCAGAATCTTCTGCACGGTAATTGAAGATGTCTGGAAGTATCTCCATTGCGTGACGATATTGATCATCTGATAATTTATCTTCAGAATCAATTTCAATTTTAAACGCTTCGAGCGTAGGCAGTTTGTTAAACTTCGCGATGTAGGATGTAAATTCTTTAAAGAGACCATTGTAGGTCCCTTCAAAGTAATCGGGTGAGAGAAAGGCGGCAACCTTTCTCATGTAAGAATCGTTAGTCAGTAGATTCCGTAGAATCGTTTGCTGTAGATTGATCTCTGTCATTTACTTCTCGCGATTTAATAGTTTTATCTTCAATTGCAGAGGCTAAAATATCTTGAAGCACCTCCGCAGCGAATTTCTGCATATCTAAATTGTCAAGTGTATTTTCTGGATTTTTATTCTCTAAGACATCAAAGTTAAACTTTAGCATACCTTCTGTGCCATCTAACTGAACATTATTATATCTAATGGTCACATCTTCATATGGCGATCTTAGAAAACTGACATTCCAGAATTCATTACCTTGTGTATCATACGCTGAAATTAACTCGTAGTCAAGATGTTCAGACGGTTTGTCTAGATTTAGTTCACTCATGCTTCCTCCATCTCAGTGATTAGTTCCGCATTCAACTCGCTGGCATAACCAATTTTATAGGTTTTTTGCAAAAAGTCTGCGAAGTTAGTTGTTTCAAAAATAGGTTCCCAGAACTCTGCGTTCAAGGTGTCTTTGGTGCGAACTTTAGTACCGACCATTTCACCCGTAGACGTGTCAACTTTCTGATACCATCCATTAGAAGGTTTCGCGACATATCCACCAAGAAGTGCGACATCAAGAAGACCAGAGTACTTCTGCACTCCACCTTCCCACGAGACGCCAATCGGGATCTTAGACTTCTCTTTGACATATCGGGACTTCTCTACGTTGATCACAAAGTCATAACCAACGATCTCAGTACCCTGCTTCTCTTGACGACGACCGATGATCCAGATGTTGTCGGCAGAGTAATAGATACCAGTACCACCACTAACTACATCTTTTGGAAACAGACCAATCTCTTTGTAAGTGTGATTGATTGCAAGCATCGGAATGTTCTTCATCGCAAGGTATGGTGTTGACATACGGAACAGACCTTTCAGTGCCTTAGCACGTGACATGTCTGCGACACCCTTCTCGTTCAGTGCATCTTCGAGTTCTTTCTTAGACGCAAGGTTACCGATAGAGTCAATGACAATAATGACATCATCTTCGCGGTCTAACTGTTCTAACTGGTTGATCATATCAAACTTCAGTTCTTCGACATTTGCGATCGGTGTGTGTAACACACGACTCGTGTCAATACCGAACTGTTCAAAGTAAGACTGTGGTGAACCAAACTCTGAGTCATAAAACAACATGACTGCGTCTGGTTTTGCGTTAAGATATGCACCCGCCATAAGTAATGCGAATGATGTCTTAAAGTGTTTCGATGGTCCAGCGAGGACAGTCAGTCCAGGTGTCACACCACCATCGACAGATCCCGACAACGCGACGTTTACCATCGGAACGTCGGTCGGTACCATATCTTTTTCAGTGAAGAACTTACTAGTGGAAAGTGTCGCCGTCTCCTTTATCTTCGAGTTCTTCTTCAGTTTGTCCATTATCGACATTTTTGCCTCCAAAATCTACAAATGTAATGTTATTAACTTTTTCACGTTCATCGAGGTCATATTGTACACGATAATCACTATTGATGTCAAGTACTCTCTCTAATAAATCAAATGAATGATCGTTACCCTCATTATCTTCAAACGTAGAGAATCGCAAGAATGCCTTTGTGTCTTTAGGCAGACACGCACCACCAAACCCACGTTTACCATCAAACCCTGGAACACGAGTGTGACCCAAACCAACACGATCATCTTTACCAGCAGCTCGTACTACAGTATTGTAATTACAACCATACATGTTAATCAGATCATATAACTGGTTGAAGAACGTGATCTTGGTCGATAGGAATGAGTTGATTGTGTATTTCACAAACGACGCTTCGTATGCAGTCATGCGGTGATAGTCGTTTGACTCACAAGCACTAAAGATTTCATACACATCAATAACTTCCGCAACTGCTTGAGGAGTGCCACCGATGACGTGAAACTTTGCAGAGACGAAATCCGATTTAGCATTTTTCTCTGTCAAAAACTCAGGGTTATAAGCAAAACGATCTATCTGTTCTTTCGTAAGTTGTTGATAGATTCTGTCAATCGCATCTGGTGTGATAGTTGACTTAATAATCACGAGAGCGTCTGTCTCATGTAAACACTTAAGTGCACTCTCTTCAACAATAGAAGAATTGACAGAACCATCGTCATTCGAAGGTGTCGGTGCACAGATAAAGAAACACGTCGGAGTCTCATCAAGTGTTTTATAGGACAAGTCGTCTAGACTTGTATTGTGTTTTGGATCAAATAGTGCAAAGTCAACTATAGGATGCATGAACGCATATTCTACAGCTTGACCGACAAATCCGTGACCCACAATACCTATTAAAAATCTTACAGATTCGCCATTTTGCATTTTTCTAGACATTAGTCCACCTCATTATATGTTTTGTACCACTCGTAAAATCTTTCAACACCCTCTGCAATACTCACCTTTGGTTGATAACCAAGTGCGCCAAGTTTAGATGTGTCTGACCATGTTTCTTTAGTGTCTGCCGGATGCTTAGGTGCAAGATTCTTAATTGCTGTCTTACCAGTGTTCTTTTCAATTTCACCAATAAAGTCCATCAACTCGACTTGCTCACCACGACCAATATTAAAGATCTCACCAGACTCGATGTCGGTGTTATCTAAGACGATCTCAATACCATCCAAAATATCGTCAACGTAAGTAAAGTCCCGCTTCATATCACCATAATTATACACGGTTATTTCTTTTTCGTCAAGTATATTTTTAGTAAAGTCAAACAGCGCCATATCGGGACGACCCCATGGTCCATAGACTGTGAAGAAACGCAGACCGACAGTATTAAGACCAGACGACTGCATCTGACACTC